GCAGGAATTCCTCTAAATCCAAAAGGAAGAGCTTCTTTAGGAATGTTACCTTTTGTGTCAAAAGCAGAATTCATTACTACTCTAATAAAAGATGATTGATTAGGAAATTTCCCCGATTCAACAATTCTTCTTTCAGAATCGCTTAAAGCATCAAAGTTAAAGAAGATCTTTTTATCTCCTATCTTTTTAGCTATATAGTTTTCGCTATCTTTATTTAAGTTACAATTTGTGAATTGTTCTACAATTTGCGTTGCTTGATCTGTGTCTTCATATCTTCTTACTTCAACTGTAAAAGTTCCGTAAGGATCCAAAGGATCAGTTGATCTTCTTATATTACTAATAGAAACTTTGACATCATATTGAGTTTTAGCACCATCTGCTAACGTTTCAAAATGAAATAGATCATATTCTTTATCACCAAAAGGTTGTGAAATAAAGCTTGTTGTTCTTGAATTGGAATATCTAGTATCAAATTTTCCATAATTATTTCTTTTTGTCTCTGAAGATCCAGAAAGTAAAGCAACAGTACCTTGAGAAGCTTCGTATTTAACTCTGACGATCTCATCTTCAACAGGATAATGTAAGTATAATAAGTGTTCTTCTGATTGAAAATTCCTAGGATCTGTGTTTAATATCTTACTAATATAATAATCACTACTAGGATTAAGTGAAGCAGTAAATATTTTAATTCCTGCGTAACCTTCTTCTGTATTGTAACCTGCGCCAGCAGATGAAGAAACGATCAGCTTGAATGTACCTTGTGTTTTAGAGGTATTATAAGAAGAAATCGATCCTGTAAATTTTTGATCAGATTGACCCACTAATGTTGAATAATAATCATTTGTATCCATTATTTCCATTCTTGATCCGGATGCCATAAAAATAACACCTCTAACCATATTAGCTTGTCCTGATCCAAATGAATCGTTGTCAGTAAAGATAGGATATGCTAAAGATTCTAGACCTGACTCATGAATTTCATGATTTGCTACTAAAAATTGTACTGCCCCTACATGTGAGTTAGATGGTCCTCCAAAACCACTTGAATTTGCTTGTGCTCCTTTTATAATAAAACCTGCGTTTTTTACTGTCCCATTGTTTTTTGTTGTATTGATGTCTGCTATAGTTTCATTTGCACCAGCACCTAAAACTCTGATATATGTTAATGCTGTTCTATTTTTCAACCATTCATTGACAGCATAAGGGCCATACATTTCATGATTAAAACTACCAAATATGTTCTCAAATTCAACCATTGATCCTACAGTTATAGGAATAAAAGCTGGACCTTTTTCGGAAGTACCGATAACTCCAGCAGGAATACCTAAATTTTGCTGAGATCTGACAGATAAATCAATTTCTCTTTCAAAAAAACCTGGAGATTTGAATGTTTGTTCAGCCATTTGAACGCTCCCTTAAATTATTTATATTCTGTTATAAGTATTATTTTGTCGATCAAACATCTTACTCATATTGATTATCTATATTTTTTATTATCAAATTACTTGCAACTGTTTCTCCACTTCTCTGATCAGAAGTTAATATCTTAGAATAACTTATAGTTTTTTTACCAGTAAATGGATTGATAATCTCTTCCTGAATAACCGGTTCATCATTATTTCCAACATCTTCTTCTGAAATAATATCACTTAAAATAAAATCATTCATATCTCTTTTGTTGTCTATACCATTAGATCCTTTAGTGATTGTTGCAGATGTATCATAATATCCAAAATCTATCATAGGTGAAGATACAAAACTTCTTATCTGATTTGGTATACCCGGATTTTGAGAATTTAAAATATATCCTGAAACTTTAAGATTAATTGATGTCTTAATAATTCTTTCTGAGTCTGTATAATTTGAAAAATTAAACTCAGAATTAAAACTGGTTGACGATTTAGCAACATATTCGTAACCCTTGGTAGATTTAATTACAAACTCTTCAGACTGTCCTAACATGTTACTTAAAAATGTTTCTTGCATTTCATTCATTTGAAGCATATACTGCGACCAAAATACAACATTATAATCTATAGTCAAGAATATAGGGTAAGGTATCTGTATGACTTCAAATATATTATTTGATATTGATTCATTAGATAATGTAATTAGACCTGATTTTGAAAATCTTAAATTGTTATTCTGTCTTCTTGATGCAACTGTACCTGGATTTGCTCCATTCCCTGGCGTCACAGCACTACCTAAAAAGTTTTTACGAGAAGAAACGTTATCTTGATTTTGTATACCAAACTTGTTAATAATGTTTTGATAATCGCGATCATGATCAGAAAGTCTTTTCTTTATAACATAACCTGTTTGATCTCTAGTTGTTATTGCAGATCCTCTTCCACTTTGACCATTGCTAAAATCAACATTGTTTCTACTAATAGCAATAAGAGGAAGAATTAGAGTATTATTATCATCTCTAATCGGATTTTTTCTTCTTGTTAATGCAAATCTTTCACCTGCAGCAAAAACAACAGGAACTTTTACTAGTTCATTATTGGATAATACTTCAAAACTTATGTTTTTATCAAAAAGATCAAAAATAGCACGATCAATATCTTCAATACCTGCTTCAGGTATAGAATAATTTTCTGCAACTGGTTTGTCATAATTTTTAAAGTCTACTTTGTTACTCATTTTAATTACTCATCATAAAAGTTATTTCCTGACTTACCTGCGTCTTTATTAGAAATTTCTTTAGGTCCTGTTATTGGATTGTCTAATACACCACGTTTTCTAAGTTCTCTAACATCTCCTGTCTCACCTAATTGATTATTTTTATATCCTCTTTGTTGATAAAATGTATCTTGTACAGCATCAACATCGCTTCTATCTTCTCCTGTAGGACCAAATACTTTACTAATAAATTGACCTTTTCTAGATTGTTTACCAGTAATTGTAATATAACCTGTATATTCAATTTGACCAAAAAGTGTTGTACTATCAGGTGCCTTAATAACTTCAAAAAATTTATCTCCAAAAGAGAAAAAGTCACCTTCAAACACCTCTATTCCCTTGTCTAATAAATCTCTAGACTGAGCATATGCTTCAATTGTTGAGTATTCTTCACTACCAAATTGATCAGTTGTTACGTCTTGTGGCATGTATTTAACCAAACAATCTATTTCTAAAGGGTTATCAAATATCTTATCTCTTGCTTCTTCATAAACATCATGAACTTTTGATTTAATTTCTGATATCGGAAAATAATATATTTTTTGCCCCACAACATCTTTTACTAATTCTTTAGCAACGTCATTCAAAAAATTAATTTCACGTGGTGTGATAAATAATCTAGCCATAATAATTATCCAAAGAAAATAGCCTTACCGTTAGGTATAGGAACATGTTTAAGTTGTTTCATTAAGTTTTCAGCACGTGCTGCACTTTTTTCAATTAATGAATCGTATGTTAGAGTTTCTAACATTTCTTTAAGTGAAGTAACTAATTTTTCTTTATCAGAACGTCCTTCGCTAATTAAGTCTTTACCATCAAGTGAAACATCACTACCCGGTACAGGAATAGATCCAAATTTGCTTCTAACTCGACCAAGTGTTTCCATTGACAAAGCTAATGTATACTGTCTAATCCATTGTCGACCTATTGAATTAATTTTATTGTAATCTAGATTGTTATAAGGTATATTACTTAAGTCGCTAACACCATAAATTGAATTATCTGTATAACTTGGATTTAAAGGATCTGGATAGTGTCTTACCTTAATCCACAATTTTTTACCATCTAGTTGCCCAGTAGGTGTTGGAAATATTCTAATTTTCGTACCGGTAACTTGATATGAATAATTAGATCTTCTTACTCGATTAGATGTATCGAGTTGTCCGGCTCTTAATATATCTTCAAAAACTGGCAAAACATAAAATATTGTTTCAGGTGTAAATGATTCAAAAGAAAATTCATTATTTAAATAGTTTATTGCTGATGTTGTATCAAAAAATCTATAAGCAGCTTGCGGATTAAAGTGATATACTTCTGCAATTTTCATTTTGCCT